CTTCCTTATGTCGCAGGACTACCACTCGTGTCTAACCGTGGTTCTTCGCACAGCCCTTGATAATTGTGGGATTTTCACCCATACCGCTTCTTTATCACGGCAGCCTAGTCTCATTCGAGTTCAGCCAACCCTATTGGATCATCAAGATGACCCTCACCCATGTTTAGTCTGGGATACATATTGCAATAATAAACAAATCGATTCACGACTTGTACTTAACCTTCGAGTTAACTAAGGTCTTCATTCATTGGGCACTACACTTGGAGCAGCAAGGTCTTATTTCAACCAACCAACAAAATCCAACCCCGTCAAGAACATCCATATAGGAGCCTCAACAACCGGAAAAGTTTTCAAACAGAGGTACGTATTACGATACATGCTTATCATCCAACTGTGGTGTTACGAGGTAATTTCAACCCTCTACGTGGACAACCCCACGTGTCATTTTAACTGGTGACAAACCACCGCGCTTATGGGCCAAAAGGTCCAAACGCTACATTTATTTTACTTGATTGTCATCAAGCCATTAATTAAAACGCTGGGACATGACCCCCAGACCGGCTTAACATCTCGACCTTATAGTTCCTGTCAAGATGTTTTCGGTTTTCCGAGTGTGACCATTTGACTGGTTGGTCAACCAGCGCGCTTATGGGCCAAAAGGTCCAGACGCTACATTTGTTTTACTTGATTGCCATCAAGCCATTAATTAAAACGCTGGGACATGACCCCCAGACCGGATTAACATCTCGACCTTATACTTCCTGTCAAACAGGCTTACGGTGCAACTGTTATCCCGTGTCCAATCCCATTTAAGGGGTATGGGCACAAGATTCAGATGTTTTCGGCTTTCCGAGTGTGACCATTTAACTGGTTGGCCAACCAGGGTGCTAACGGGCACCAACCGCGTGTGATTAATAAGCCAAACGCAAGACATTCTTTCGAATCTCTAACGTTGTGCTACACAATTGTTCAGTATCATCTTGATCCTGCAGTTTCGGTATGTATGTCACGGGGTTCTGGTCCCATTCACGCAACACAACTGCTAAATCAACAAGATAATCAACCTGACAAAGTTCAAGGTAAAACTCAAGTTGTTCATTGAGCTTACCCTGACGAGCCTGCTTATAATCACGCACTGCCATGCCAGCTTCCGTCTCCATATGGATCAACTTGGAGTAAAAGGAATAACTTGCCAACAGATTCTTGTTCTTGATTGGTTTACAACGACCATAATAGTCACCAAATATGGGTCGGTCATCACATGGTTCAAGATCAATTTCTGTCTTAAAATGCAAAGCAAGACTGCTATGTGACAAAACGGAAACGATATCAGGAGATGGTTTATAATCCTTGTTGACAATATCTGTCATCAACCAATATTCCCCAGGATTCGTCCGTCCTGTCCGACCACGGCGCTGCAAACTTGATGCTTTGTCAACGGGGACAACAACAATTTTCCCTTGATCATTCACAACACGATTGCCACAATCAATCACTAAATCACAACCAGGTATAGTCAAACCGGCTTCAGCAATCGTTGATGCGACAATATGGCCTGTTTCGGGAACTGTTCTATTCCCTGACCATAATGCTGTAAAGCCACGATCCCGGTTTTTATCAGCAAACCGCTTGGCAAACTTAGCACTGTGATGGATAACCAACACACGCTTAAAGCCTGAGCGTAGTGCTTCCTCAACCAAGTCGTCAAGCTTTCCATCTCGCCGATGATCAACAATCTCATGAAGAGGTGGTACCTTGGCATCAATGATGTCCCATGATGTTTTGTACATCCACTGTTTAGGCGTGGCTGTCAACAAAACGCAAGGGCTAACACTGAACATGGTCTCAAACAACATCTGTATCTCGCATGCAATCTCATGACCTTCATCAAGGACCCAAATTACATCCTCATACCCTTTCAGGCCACCCATATGCTTCGCATTAAGATGACCATAGGTACAAGTGAAGGTCCGCGTTGTAGGTTCCATACCACGTCGCCACCAACTGACACCAGGGTAATTGCTGAATTCCGAACACAACAAACGTCGAGGCATAACAACACAAACCCGCTTTTCAGGGAATCGTGCCGCTAGTAATGGTGGCACATAACGTGTCTTGCCTGTCCCGGTGTGTGCATGACAAATAACAGAGCGACTATTCCTGAGATTACCAGCTATACTGTCAACTGTAGCAACCCAAGCCGGAGGAGTGTTTTGTTCAACCTGTGACTTACCATTCAATGTTTCAGTACGATCCATAAACATCGACTTATTAAGCCATGATGCGACGTGATCCAAACCGCTCGAAACAAGATCATTCAAAGCCCACGTTGGTAAAAGTGACATAACCACCGGTAATTTGATATGTTCCGCGATCTGATACGCTGCCCTCTTGTGGCCGCGATACGGATCCTTGGGCACAAGGACGGACATCGCTTTTGACGAAGCACCACGAGATGCATAATACCAGTAATTCCAGGTACTGAAAACATCACGTGATGTGAACAAGTAGACGTTGAGGAGCTCAAGAGCAACTGATCCAAACGGGAAATACTG